ATGGCTATTACTGATTCATGGCTGCGTTCAGTCAGCGGCAAACCACAAGAAAAAATGATTACCAAGTCCGATAGAGATGGCTTATCCGTTCGCGTTACTCCCAAAGGGAAGGTTATCTTTCAGTTCAGGTATCGGTGGGATGGGAAAGGGGATCGAATTGATATCGGCACTTATCCGGCGACGAGCTTAAAAGATGCTCGTGACTCGGTGATCTCTTATCGCGGGGAACTGGAACAACACCGAAATCCTAAGATAGTTAAACAGGTTCGAAAAGAATCTGCATTGAGTGCGGTCACTGTGGAAGGACTTATGCGGGGATGGTGGAAAACGACAATGGAAGGCTCTAAAGTTAAAGCTGATGAAATCTTACGCTCTTTCGAAATTCATGTTTTCCCGAGAATTGGTAAACTGCCTCACGATGCCGTGACGCTGCATGTCTGGCTTGCTTTAATCGAAGACGTAGCTAAACAGCTTCCATCAATTGGGGCGCGAATATTGAGATATTCTAAAACGGCACATAGATGGGCGGTTCGGAGAGGAATGACAAATATTACCCCGTTATCTGATGTTGTATCCAATGATTTAAAAGGGAGGGAACCGAATACTGATATTGACATTGATACTGATATGGGAGGGAGGACATTAAGTGAGGGGGAATTAATGGTTCTTTTTCGTATTATTAATGCCCCTAAATATAACCCACGTAATGCACTGATAGTAAAGCTGTGTCTGTTATTTGGGTGCCGAATTGGTGAATTATTAAAGGCAAAAGTCACTGATTTTGATTATGAGAAAAATATGTGGGTTGTTCCTCCTGCAAATCATAAAACGGGGAGGAGATCCAAAAAACCTATTGTCAGACCGATTATCTCAGAAGCTAAAGAACTAATTGAACAGGCAAAAACATTAAATCGTGGTAGTGAATATCTATTTGTTGTATCCAGTGGGAAACCTTTTGCTGAATCGTCACACACGAGAATGATAGAATATCTCAGTAAAAAAATGTCTAAGTATTTTGATGATTCTTATGCGCCTTGGTCAATTCACGATTTACGTAGAACGATGCGTACTGGGGTTGCTGAATTAACGCCACCCCATGTGGCTGAAACTATGATCGGTCATAAGCTGCCGGGCGTATGGCAGGTGTACGATAAGCACACCTACCTGAATGAACAAAAGGAAGCATATGAACGCTGGTGGGATAAACTGACTAAAATTGTTTCCCGTTCTCCCAGTCAAGAATATCTTGCCACAGGAAATTAAGTTGATCGGATTTAAACTTGGGTTTTGGGAAGCCCTCCCTTTTTTGCTTCCCATTACTCACCCATAGCCTTATGGTGTGTGGCTTTACACTGTATCGCTCGGCTAATTCCTTTGTTTTGATATATGGCGATTGATTCATTTCTTATCCCTTTTCTGATGACCGTTCTCCAAAATTATCCTTGCCACTGTTGCCGGCGTTGTCTTGTCGTTCCAGACGAGATCATCAATTAGGAAGCTTAATTCAGCAACAAGTACATCTTCTAAATCTTTGGGCCAATACTCATATGGAATATCGCTGTAATGAGAATCCTTGATGACTTTAAGTGTCATCAATACCATCTCTTCCGGTGTTCTATCGGCTTTTCTGTAACCGGCATCCCAAACTGCATCGGTGATATTAGATGGATCACCCCATGCTGAGGCTATTACTTGGGTTAAGTGGAATGAGTTATTGATCATGACTTTCCTCCTTCCACTCGAACTTCACACCGAGCTTTCCAGCCTGCCCACGCAAAATGCAATGCGTTGCCGTCACTGATGTAGTATTGGTATTCTTCCTGAAAGAAAGCTTTTTCTAACTCTTCCTCACCCCACGGATAAGTTTCTGTGAGCCATTTTTCAAATTGTTCTTTGTTTGTCATTATCCTTTCTCCCATTCCAGGCTCTGATTGCCATTTTATTTCTCATCGGTTGTGCGATATGTACGGCGGAACGAATGGTTTTATCGATCATGTCATTCAGTTCTGTGATAGTCATTCTTATATTGTTGCCGTGCTCTTCTTGGAGTAGGTACTTGGTTATTTCCCAAAAAGTGGCAGTATCCATTAAGCTTTTGCTCATTCCATTTCCCCCAGTTTGGTATTTAGTTCCATATCCGCTCTGGCGTTGGCGGCGTGGGCGCATTCACTGAATGTTTCTGGGGAAACCCTGCTTTGCAGTTCCCGCACCAGAAATTCATTCCGATAATGCCAACGCATGCGGTTCATTTCCTTTTCTTGCTGACGCAGGATGGAAAGCCGTTCGCAGATACGTGAGCGCATCCAGAACCATGATCTGTGGGCGGTAGTCGCCTTATTGAACCAGTCGCTATCTTTGTTTGAAGATGCTTTCAACTGATGCTTAATGAGGTCCAGCGTCTGGTTAGCCAGCGACAGTGCCCGAAGGTGATCTTCTATGGTTTTGAGTGCATCAAGGTTAATTCGTCCGTTACCAAGAATGATTGTCATTGCTGATTTCCTCCTGTTACTCATTGGCTTTGCTGTGTTTTTGGTGACTAACCGTGTCGATGTCTTGCCCGCAAAAAGGGCAATAATCCACCATGACGCCACTGCCGATAAATTCACCAGAATGCAATTGAACAATATCAGTGCCCGGCTCTCCGGTTTTTATATTGAACCTCATCGGTAGAAATAGCCCCTTGCTTCGTTTTGTGGGCGAACCGAATTCAAGTGCTTTTGCTAATGCGCTACAGACCGTTAATTTGTTTCCGTTCTTCTGGCATTTATTCATTTTCTTGCCCCTTATTACGTGATTTGCGACGTTTCTTGGCCTTCTTAACTGGCGTCAACTTCACCCCGGCCACTTGCGGCGCGGGGGGTGGATGAGGGCAAATGCCCTCGTGGATGTAGTAATTTTTTCTCATGCAGTGGATGATCCGTTGTGTATAGTTCCTGCCGTCGTCGATGTGAAATAGAGTTCTGACTAGTTCATTATCGGTATCCACACGCTCGCGATCTTCCTCTGTCACTATTAGCTCTCCCTGCAAATGATTTTGTATGCCCGCAATATGTGCGCTGTTTTGCCAGTGATGGTGGTTTTCTTTAACAGAAAGCCGACAGACGAAGCGCGCACGGGCGTCATTACCAAAGCAGCATCGATACAACGGTTATGTTTGCGGCGTTCGGTTATAAAGCCGGTCACAATGATTTTTGATACCGCGCCTTCGTCGAGATATTTAATTCTCATTACTCCCCCTTATGCCCGGCATGGCATAACGACAAATTGAGGATTGCCGTAACGCAGATTGATGTTGTCGCTAAACTTCATTAAGCAGCTGCTTGTCATGCCTGACGGTTGCATGGAAACGGTGATAAGTATTGAATCAGCACCGAACATTTTTTGTGGGTAAGCCAGATAACAAGCTTGAAAATGAGGGATAACATTTTCCGTGTTCTCTGGCATGACGCGGTCTAAATCAGGAAAGCGACCATCCAGTATTGATAAAGCAGTGAATCCCACTCTCGCCCCGGTAATACTCCGGTGTACGGCATAAGGTTCTTTGGTAAAATACAGTTCTGTAGTTTCTGCTTTTCTGGGGATATTCCCGTGAAACTGAATGATAGCTTTGCGGCGAGTGTTAACACCGTGCTCTAACCGTAAAGCCACGTGACCATTGGTTGATTCCAGGTATTTAGGCGTAATATGCAACCCATAAAGGTAATAGCGCGGACCATCTTTAGCGACACACACCAACGCAGCGCGTAACAGACATGAACGAATAATCATTGTTTTTCCTCCCAACCGATAACCTGAAATAACCCCATGTTTGGGTGATACCATTTGGATTTACGTTGTTCCGCTTCGCTCATCATCAGACGGAATGCGCTCATAAAGTCTTCCTTAAATACAATTTTCATCGGGCGAGTTTGCCCATCTGGTGTCATGATGGTGATGCTATCCGTGGGTACGCTATAGACCTCTGCCAGGGTTCGGCACTTGGCATCAGTCATGCCACATTGGACACAGAGGAGGGAATAGCCCACCCATCCGGCAGGAATAGTGCCTTGCTTGATGCGATCAATAGTTTCGGAAACTTCTTCAACCTTTTCTTCAACCTGATTAAGACGGCGTTCTTGTTCTACTTGCGCCAGGGCGTAAGCAAGATTAAGCTCGGCCTGAGATTTTGGTTTTGTCGCGTCAGACTCTAAAGCAAACCAGCGGTCAATAATGGCGGCACGACGCTTTACATCATATCCGGTGATCAAGATTTCGGTATTCCGGCGATCAAGGAGAATTTCACTGATGAAGCCGCGCTCATCAATCGCAACAGCCATCCCTGTAGTGAGCGTAACGTGTTGATTTTTATTATTCCTCAAAAATGAGGAATCAAATTCAATGCTATAGACGACTTTCAGAACTTCCCGGATGTCACGGATCACGTTATCGTGACGTTTATCTGTTAACTCGGCAATTTCACGGCTACTCATCATGGCCGTTTGATTGCGGGTGGTTATGTTATTCATTTTTATACTCCGTGCTCTTTCATTGCCTTAAGTAAGGCTTTCTTGAATTTCTTCTCCTGACACAGGTCTAGAGACATAATCATTAGCGTTTTGTTTAACCAGATGTCATCAGTGTCAGGATCACGTCTGACGCTATCGGGATAAATCGCGAGATACTCTTTCACTGCATTCAGTGACAGAAATTCTTCCGGTGTTAACTTATGTGCCTGCCGGCGATTATGGGTTACTCTGGGTTCTCTGCTGACAGAGGTCACACCGAACGTGTGGGGTTTGTTTTGGTAGCCCATTACAATTCCCCCGATTTATGTGTTAACCGGGCTTTTCTTGAGCAACGGTTGACATCAAGAACGCAACATTCCCGCTCTTCATCTGTCGGCGCCCAGTTCATAGCTTCGCTGTGGACATTAGCAGCCCGCCTAAACAGGCCGCGTTTTTCAAGCCTTTTGGCTTCATCTCTTAACTCGTGAAAGTCTTTCATACTGATGCTTCCTCTTTATCAATATGGGTCTTGAGTGCAGTAGCAAGCTTTCTATTTTCTCGTTCTTCTTTACGGCGCTGGCTGGTGCGGGCTTTCAGTTCTTCATAACGCTTATGTAACGTATGTCGATTTGAATTCAGTTCAGCACGACATTCAGCCCATTCACGGTTAACTTGGTGTTTGGCGTGTTCAGCGACTTTCTTCCAGAGAATTGCCGCAATTTCATATTTTTCATCTTTCTCACTTTGAATGGCTCTCTGTGAGAAATTAAAATGGGTAATATTCACTATGAGTCCTTATTTATTGAAAGGTATATTCTGGTGAAAATCCGCCGTGTTTAGCTCTTTCTGCAATTAATTTAACGAGGGCACACATGAAATCATCACCTTCCTTTGTTAACCCGCCGTATTTAGACAGATAATCACTGTAGCTATTTAAAATATATTTATCGGCTTTCTCTCGTTTGTGTTCGTTATAAATAAGGGCTTCAAAAAACACATACAAAGCCTTCTTTAATATCTCTTCGGATAATTCAACAGTACACATAGAGCCATCGTGAAGACTGACGGGAATACAATGGCTATTAGTCTTTCCCATCATTGCATCGAGTTTTGCCGATATTAAACGATTTCTGTATCGTTCAATTAAGGTTTGATTACTCATAGATACCTCTATTTTAGGCTGAGACAATCCTCAGCTATTAGGCTGTAATTAATATTTAATTAGATTGCTATTTGGTGGCGTCAATGAACTCTTTTCTTAATCGCTTTGCCTTACTGAGAGCGTCAATATAATTTTTGCTACATACATTTATTTCAGGTTTCTTTTGGCCTTTAATCTTTTTTATCTCTTTCCCCAATGTTTCTATTTCTTTTAGCAGTCTAAAAACCATGTCTTGTATTGCACCGATGGCATAAGAGTCCTCACAGTCTTTTGTATATGATTCTTGCCATATTTGGAGAAGTGCGTTTATCTGCTTTGTCTTTATTTCCGTGCATGAAAAAGCCGTTTCTAAATCAAACATGGCGGTCTCTAAATCAAACATAATTCCCTCTCTTTTCTTGACGCTTCGTTTATTACAGCCACATTCGCAATGTCAATTAAATGAGTCATTTGTTTAATGACCTCTAAGAGTAAAAGGCCGTCCGGTTTTCCTCTTTTTTTTGATAATGCACAAAACTCATTGTGGGTATCATTAAATTTAGTGAACTCAATGAAAAAACTGTCATTGCAAGCCAGTAGTTCTTTATGATTTTCAAGAACTGCGGATAATTCATTGCTGAGTTCAATGTAACACTCCAAAATAGTGTTAGAGAGGGAGGAAGATAATATTGTATTAAGCATGTTTCACCTCATCAGTTAAGGCCGCTTCAAGGGAACGATAAACCTCCGAATTAACATCACAAGCAAGTGCGATCAGATCTGCCAGAGTACTTGAGCATTCTTCTTTATTAGCAATATCTATGATGACCTCATAGAGTGAACGAGCTAAACCGGAGCGGTATCTTGCATTATCTAAAGTAATTGGTTTACGCATTATGCACCTCGTTATTATTAACTTGACCCATCCATACAATGGAATATCCAACTAATAATTCTGATAGCTCATTTTTGGCTTGTTGATAATTTCTGGCGACACACCTAACCTTAACTAATAATTTGCGCTCAAAGTCAGCGTGTTTTGTCACTGCAAAAATAAAAATCTTTGTGGTATGATCCGCGTTGAACATAGTAATCGTCCCTCAGCGTTTATTGTGTTCGGCTCTGGTATTTGATTGGCGTCGGTACCAGAGCCATTTTTATAAAGTTGAATTCTGCTTACTCTTTGGTACTTGTCATTAACGTTTGTCCTTTCTTGTTGAGTTTCATCTTTTACCCCGTAATCGGCTTGAGGTTATATTGATAGTTCTTTTAGCTGTGTATCTTTAGTCGCTACCTATTCTTTATTTTGATAAATAAGATTTGCTAATAATGACTTTGGTATGGTTTTAATGTTTTTGTTTGCACGTGTATTGTAGGGAATGCTTTCATTATCAATTTCAAGCTTGACATGTATTTCATTGCTTATGTTCAATGCAGAACCAATTATGTTATTTAGGTCTCTCTTTGACACGCCACCGGTTCGAACAAGGCGTTGCAAACCAACTAAAATTGAACTAAGCATTTCTACTTTTTCGCTAATTTCCTGATTCTCTCGATTTACGGTCATGCTAATCACCTCTTAAGTGTGGTACCGGATGATTTGAATATAGCTATATGGTAATCCTTTATCAATAGCAAATTGCTAATTTTTTTGGAATTAATTATAACCTATTGTTTATTAATAATATTAATTTAAAAATAAACTATACAATGAAGCGCCAATTTAACGGCGCCGTTAGAATCATTTATCTCAGTGTGCGCTTTCTCCTTTCCAGTAACTCGTTAATGATCCGTTCGTAATCATCCGCCTTTTCCTTTAATTCGTTGATTATTCTTGATTGTTCCCTTTCTGGCATTTGTCTAAAAAGGTCTATAAGATGCTCTTCTTGTGGGGTTAATTTTTTATCTCTTTCAATTAAGCTTGGTGGTGACTCTATTAATTCATTTGAATTGATTATTTCATCATGTGGAACATCCAGCCAACCGCGTTTTATGCTTAGCTTTTCTTCTATCTTTCTAGATAGGGAATCACCTAAATTCCTGTATCCATTGATTAATTGGCTTATCATGGATGGCGATAAATCGCAGCGCATAGCAAATGATGCTTGGGATAGGTCACTTGATTCCATAAGTGATTTTAAATTTTTACGCCTAATATCTTTGGTTTCCATTTTGAAAATACCTCATTAATTAGCTAAATGCTATTTACAGTATTGCTAATCTTTCGCTCTGTTTGTATAGTTAGCATATTGCTAATGATGAATTATATCAACAGAAGAGGTGATAAATGGATCGAGAGTTACTAAATCTTCGCCAAAAACTTACGTCCGCCCAATGGAGCCAGATTGCCAAAATGTCTGGAACAACCACAGCCTATTTAAATCAAATCGCGCATGGTTTTCGCCGCCCATCTGTATCTCTCTCTCAGAGGATTGAAGATGCAACTGTAGCGATTTGCCCTGATATAGCCGTTCGAAAAGAAAGTCTTGCTTTTGCCCCAATGCGAAGAGTGGCGAAATGAATTTGTTAAAAATTTTATCTCAATAGTTATAACTATGTTCATTAATCCTCATGCTCAGGTATCGATGCCCTCTCGGTATTTTCCTGATGACGGCAAGTGGATACAGGAAATGTTACTGAAGCTTGGTCCGGCTACTCGCGGAAAAATTACGGTACGTTATTCAGAAGTGTATGAAGCGGCTTGGGATGAGGAACCGATTTCGTATCGAAAGGGCAATGCAGCCAGACGAGCGGCAAATATCCGGCTCAGGGAATATATCGGGAAGTATGTCAGGGCGAGCCAGGGTTACACAGAGAAGCCGCAGCGAGTACAAGAGAGGGGAGCATGAAAAGTTATTGGGATGTTTGGACGTCTAAACGTCTGGATGGGTTGGGGAAGAGGGGAAAACTTTCTAGGGGGGTAAGGGGGGTGATCTTTGAAAGGGGTGTTAGGGAAGGCTTAGCCAAAGGAAAACAACTCAGATCTTATAGAAGATCACTATAGGGTTTCAAAAAAAAGCCGAAATACATCCAGACGTCTAAATGGCTAAATTGATATCCGTCAGGGCGGTGTGCCTGGCAAAGTGAAATAACAGAGGACAGTGTAATGGAAAACAGCGAGAAACTTATTTTGGAATTAGAGCGGCTCATTAACGGGAATCCCGGTCTAACTCAATGGGAATATGACTTTATCAACGGACTCAGCCGTTATTTTCGGCGTGGAAAATATCTAACAGGCAGACAGAAGAATCTAGCTCGCGGACTGATAAAAAAATATTCAGAAGGGAGCAAGAAACCGGTGGACACTTTTGCGAGGAATGCACCGGTTCTTGCGGCAGGTACAACAAAGCATCGGGTACCCACAGGCGATTATGCCACTGAATCCGCCTTAAGGGAACGGGGAGGTGAAACATGCTGACGATAACCCCAAATACGACTCAAAGCCGCGCCTTGTCCATGTTGCGTCAGAACTGGAAACAACACAGTACCTTTATGGTATATGCGCCTACCGGGAGCGGTAAAACAGGTTTATCAGCTTTCATCACAGCCGGTTTCGTTTCTCGTGGGATGCGGGTGATGTTTGTCGCCCCTTACCTCACTCTTGTGCGTCAGACGGCCACCCGGTTCATTCAGTACGGACTGCCAGAGGAGGAAATTGGTTATGTGTGGCGGGATTACCAGCCTCACGACCCAAGCCGGCTGATTCAAATCGCCTCAGCTGACACGCTGATTCGTCGTGACTTTCCTGACAACATCGATCTGTTGATCATTGATGAAGCCCACTTACGCCGTAAGAAGTTGCTTGAAGTGATTCAGCATTTGGCAGAGAACACGGGGGTAAAAGTGATCGGCCTGTCTGGAACGCCGTTTTCCTCGTTTCTTGGAGGCTACTATCAGCAACTTTTAAAGCCCACCACGATGAAAGAGCTTATCGCTAAAGGTGAACTCAGCACTTATGAATTTTATGCCCCGACAAAGCCGGACCTGAAAGGCGTAAAAATGACTTCCAGTGATGATTTTGGGCGGGATTATAAAGAGGACCAGCTAGCCGAGATCATGGGTGATTCAACGCTGGTGGGCGATATCGTCAAGAACTGGCTGGTGAATGGTCATGATGAGCCGACGATTTGTTTCTGTGTCAATGTGGCCCACGCCAATTTTATTACCGTTGAATTTAATAAAGCGGGTGTCAATGCCGAGGTCATCATTGCTGAGACGCCACCGGAGGAAAGGCAGATCATCATTCACCGGTTTGAACAAGGCGCAACCAAAATATTAGTTAGCGTGGGAACGCTGATAGCGGGGTTTGACAGTGACGTGAGGTGCATCATTTACGCCCGGCCTACAAAATCAGAGATCCGCTGGGTCCAATGTCTCGGTCGCGGATTGCGTACCGCGCCCGGTAAAGAAACCTGCATGATATTTGATCACAGCGGTTCGGTTCATCGTCTTGGCTATCCCGATGATATTGAGTATGACGCATTGCCCTCTAAAAGCGACGGCATGAAAGACAGTTCCCGCAGCATTGATAGCGACAAAGCTGAAAGACTGCCGACAGAGTGCCCCAGTTGCCACTTTATGAAGCCAGCGGGCGTTTATGCCTGCCCGAAATGCGGATTTAAGCCCTTAAGCGGTGAAGATGTGGAAGTGGATCGTTCTCGCGGGCTGAAAAAACTCAGCGGCAAGGACCATACTTACAGTAAGAAAGAAAAACAAAGCTGGTGGTCACAAATCAAATATTACCAGCGCCAGCGGGCCAACCAGGGGAAGCCTATCTCTGATGGTTGGTGTGCCCATACCTTCAGAAGCAAATTCAGTGAGTACCCCCATGGTTTAAATGACCATCCGGTCGAGATCACCCCGGAAGTCAATAATTTTATCAAATGGAAACTGATTTCGTGGATAAAAAGCCAGGAGAAAAAACAACGCAGTTCAGCCACGCAGGGAGGTAGCTTATGAAAACAACAGATGCGGTAATTGGGCAGTGGTCGAAAGTTTTTGAGTATTATGGTCTCCCTCCGGTCACCGGGAAAAAACATTACAAAGGGAAGTGCCCTATTTGCAGTCAAAAGGGTAAGTATCGTTGTGATGATGAAGAGGGGCGCGGAACTTTTATTTGCGTCTGCAATACCGGGGATGGCTGGAAATTACTTTCACTGACGCAAAAAAAAGACTTCGGAACGCTGGCGAATGAAGTCGATAAAATTATTGGTAATACTTATGAACACGGGAATAATTATAAAGAAACTGCAAGAGATAATGACCGGTTAACATTTCGCAATAACGTAATTAAAAAATATTCAACATTAATCAATCTGCGTGGAACCCCGGCAGAGCGCTATTTGCGCAATCGGGGGATTAATAGCTTACCTGCCGAGCAAGTTGTTAAGTATTGCGACAGTCAGAGATCTCAACTGGGGAATTTTCAGGCCATTTGGTCACTGGTTACGGATGCCCGCGGGAACCTGTGTTATTTGCACCGAACATTTCTTGATGGCGATAAAAAGGCCCCCGTCAATGTTCAAAAGCAGAGTAAAGCGACGCAGGAAGATGTTTATCTTAAGCACGCTGAATCTGTCGCTATCCGCCTGTTTCCGGTTTCGTCAACGCTGGGAATAGCGGAAGGAATAGAAACGGCGCTTTCATGTAAACAAATCTATGGCTGTAACACATGGTCAACGATGAATGCGGGATTTATGGAGAAATTCCGGGCGCCCCGCGGTGTTAAACACTTAATTATTTTTGCTGATATGGACTTGCATTCAGCCACCGGGCACGCGGCGGCGTTTGAGTGTGCCCGGGGCAATCTCAGTACTAAAAATGATGTGGAATTAGTGAGCATTCGTTGGCCGGATCATGGTGATTTTAATGACGTACTGGTGAACGGCGATGAAGTGCGTGAACTGGTTTTTAAGAAGCGGGCGGAATAATGAAACTTGAATCAGCATTAAAATATTTCAGCCCAAAAGGGCTGGCAATGAGCGACTCATCAAAATGCACATCAACGGACCGGATCACCGGTACTGATGTGATGGCCGCGCTGGGGATGACTGAGTCCAAGGCTTCATTTGGGATGGCGGTATTTTTGAGTAAACACGGCGTCAGCAATAAAGAGACTATTCGAACTGTTGAGCAACTAACTTTGTATGCCAAGCGTCAGGTACCTAAACTTATTGCCAAAGCGAGTGGGAACCGGTTGGGAAAATGCCTGGTGATATTGGCAAAAATGGCGTTTGAAGAATATTCCCGGTCGGCAGCTACAACCGGCACATGCACCCAGTGCAATGGGCGCGGGTTAATCTCCATTCAACGTGATGTAATTAAGTACGCGGGATATAAGGATGTGATAGCGCAACGGATAGAAACTGAGTGCGTGCATGAACTTTGCTCACCTTGCAATGGCAAAGGGATTATATCCAACCGCTGTCGCTGTAACGGCACAGGTAAAGTGGTTGACCGTGAAGCGACGAAAGCCACTGGCGCACCGGTAATTAAAATCTGTGAGCGTTGTACGGGCCGAGGTTATAGTCGGGTACCGTCATCAGTGGCATATACAGCAATTAAGGCTCTCTTGCCCGATTTAAACGAAAGGACATGGAGAAGGAATTGGAAGCCATTCTATGAAAAGCTGGTGGCGAAATGCGATATTGAAGAAAGCCGGGCCGCCTCCGAATTCAGCAAAGTGACACAATAAAAAGCACATCGACAATTTGCATTTTGTCCGCAATTGGTTTATTGTCTGTCAATAGTGGGGAATTGTAGCTATGCTCACTAAAGAACATTCAGACCCGCCGATGCGCGGGTTTTTCTTTTTCTACTATCTTGTATCCCCTCCCGCGACAATATAAGCAAAAATGTTTATATTTCTCTTGTTTTTATAAACAAAAATGTTTATACTTGTTTCAAGTTAAACAAACAGGAGAGGAGGTAGTGAAGCAAAGCGAATTTCGGCGGTGGCTTAAAACCCAGGGGGCAGAATTTAAAGATGGGAGCAATCATCTAAAAATCTTCCTGAATGGCAAGCAAACAACGATGCCGAGACACCCCAGTAAAGAGATCCCCGAACCATTGCGGAAATTGATACTGAAACAACTTGGCATTAAATAATAAAGCTGGCTCAGAAATGAGCCAGTTATTCGCCGCGCTTCACTAAATACATATGCGGTATCCGGTGAAATTTGAACACGATGAAACGGGGTGGGCGGTTATGTTTCCCGATATTCCCGAAGCGTTGACGGGGGGTGAAACAAGAGAGGAGGCGTTAGAAATGGCGCAAGATGCTCTTGTCACTGCATTTGATTTTTATTTTGATGATCAACGTGAGGTGCCAATACCCTCTAATGAGGGTGAGGCATTTGTTGACGTTCCGGCGAGTGTTACAGCTAAAGTATTGTTGTTAAATACCATGCTGCAAACAAAAACAAGCAATGCAGAGTTAGCGAGAAAACTCGGCACGCGCCCGCAGGACGTGCAACGTATAGTTTCATTGCGTCATAGTACGAAGATTGACACAGTAGAAAGCGCGTTGAACGCACTCGGTAAGAGATTGGATCTCGCGATTAATTGACAACGCACTACATACAATTCCAAGGCCGCGAATAATCGTGGCCTTTTTTGTATGTATGTCATAGTAATTTTTCATTAAAGGTGGTAATCATGCTGGTTCGTAATCAGGAATCTATGGAGAAAGGCATGTCAATTACTTATTCTGATATTCGCTCTCAACAC